CACCATGATCTCTATGATGCGTAGGATGGATGTCATTGGAACTCGCGTACGGGCGAAGTTTACGATCACGCGTTCAGGTACTCCATCGCCCTTATCGGCTACGTTGATGTAGTGGGCGATTTCATCGATTGCCCGTGAATCTGTACCGGTCCCCCCGGCAGTGAATATGTCGGGCATTGTGGACTCGGCCTCCAGAAGCCAGCCCATAGCACGATTGAAATCTTGCTTCGTAAGTAGCAGAACGTCGCTACGATCCGCGCACGAGACCATCGATAGTTTATACAAGTGTACACGTCGACGTGTCTTGTAATGGAGAAGCTTAGGATGGTTGATGACGGGAGGCTCCCCAAGCGCTCGCCAATTGTTAATGGCGTCTCGGTATTCTTGCGTGACCTTAAACTCGCCATTGAGCGTTCCTATCATCTTTACATCATGGATCAGATTGGTGTCTAGGTCTCGTGACTCCTGTGCGAAGTCATCACCGACCACTCGCTCATCGGAGTGAACAAGAATCACCCGTGAGGTGAACCCTTGATCCCATGCGCTGTCGGGCATTAGTTGGATGAGGTTGCTGGGAGTGGTGCCGGACATCAAGTTCACTTGTGGGTGATCGATCTTGATTTTGATATCTCGTCCTCGCCGTGACTGCGCGTAAGGATCGGGGTCGTAAAACGCACTGAGTAAGCCAACCATCTCATCGTCGTATTTATGCATAAACGCCGAAAGCTCTTCGGCAGTAATAACCGTATTATTGTACTCGATCGGAGGATCCGGGAGACGTACAATAAAGCGCTTCGAGATTGCAAGGGTGTCAACAAGTGCAGCGCCTGTAAGACTCGTTGGAGCGAAATGAAACTCTGGAAGCTCATTCATATACCTCTTCGCTACGCGGATGATTCTATTCTTCCCGACTCCGGGGTTGCCTACGATGAATACGTAGAGGTTTGGATACAAATTCGACGAAGTTCGTAGGAAGCACTTCATCTCCATGGCCGCTGCAATGGTAAAGATGCCTGCCCACTTCCTGAACAGCAGGGGGCTCTCTAGATTATCCGTATGCTCGACGAACGACTCGATCCAAGACTCCAGCTTGCGCTTGCCGTTTGCGCTTTTCAGACCCGGTGTAGTCTTTGAGTCCTTCTGGATTGGTTTTTGCGTCATAATCTCCCCTGTTCCAACCGGTCTTGCAATCGTATGGTATGGCTAATTCACGTCCGCGTTTGAGTGGTATGCGGATTATAAGGTCTGCCATGATGCGTGGGATTAGTTCGTCTTCAATCGCTTCGGGGTAGGTAACGGTAATCGCATCGTGATCTTGAAGGACAATGATGGTGTAGTTTTGTCTCCATATGTTGAGCATCGCACGGTTGACGATATCCGCGAGGGAGCCTTGAGGGTCGTAGGCGATTGCTTCGCGGACTGTGTCTGGGTCGGTACGACGGCCCCAGAACCAGCGCTTGCGGCCGGTGAGGTTGGTAAGGTAACCCTTCGTTGCGATCTGCTGCGCAACGTGCATTTGCCATTCTTGATGTGCAGGGAACGCGCGGAAGTACACGGGTTGAAAGGCGGTTACTAGGTCGAGAGGGAGGCCGGTTTGGGTGCTGATGGTTGCTGGCATCCCACCATAATTGCTAGCGTGGCCGAGCTTCTTGGTAACTTGGCGGTGCGTGTGGTGGCGATAGAATGGAGCAGCGGAGTTATCCGCGAGCTTCTTGTCGGCTTTCATGTTTCCGGTCCACGGCATCTTGGGCCAGCACAGGCGCGCTGCTGCGGTGTGGGGGTCGCCGGTGTCACAGGCATCGAGGTAAGTTGAGTCGTCTAGGATGTTCCACTCGATGGCTCCAACGATGAAGCTTTCTCCAGACTTGGCGTCGAACTTTGCGAACTTGTAGCCGGGGTCAGAGATGAATATTGAACGTAGAGACTCCTCAATGTTTTGAAGATTTCCACCTGTGCCGAATATGGAATATGAGGAACTAAATCGACCAGTATTTGTGCCTGCAATGTTATAAGTCGTGCGTATCCGTCCGTCTGGGTCGATTGCGGTTTTGAGGACATTGATCTTCTTCCCTAGTTCAGTGATTATATTGAGGTGGTTGATGATCGGCCGTGCGATCATGTATTGATAGAGCTTATCTCGTGCGCCACGATCGGTTGTGACCTTACCCTTGAAGGTGATGGGTGGGATGCCTAATTTACCATAGAACAATGCTTGTAGGTCCTTTGGGCTTCGCCAGTTAAACCCCGGCATGCCTACACCCTCAAGCACAATCCGCGATAGGTTCCGCTCGAGCACATCGATCTTCTCGTAGAAATCATCGATGACCAATGCTTTCTGGTGTTGGTCAACGAGGATACCACGGAGGCCCATCTCCATTGCTGGGCCTTGCAGGGCTCGAGAGAAGTCGTAGGTCGCTGAGGTCTCTGGGCCGAGCATGGGCTTGAGTGCATCGAGGACTTGACGCGTGGCGAGTACGTCGATACCATTATAGATTTGGTCCTCGACCCAGTTGTCACGAATGGTATCGGGAGATTCTTGGTCGGTGTAGATTATGCGGGCCATTAGTTGTCCCGCTTGATGGTCGATTTGCGATTCTTATTATCGACCTTCCATGCACCGAAGTCGGTGTAGAGCGACCCCAGATACCCAAGTCCCTTAAGTGCCTCCGGCTGCAACGCATGCTGCAATAGCATGGTGTCCTCCGCTGCGCCCATCACTGTGATTCCATAGCTGCGGAGGAGGAAGGCAATGTCGTACATTCCGTTTTGGAAGAGTTTTGGGATGCTTCCGTCAATAAGCACATTCCGGATAAGAGTCCAAGCAGCGGACTCACTCTCCTTATTCGGCCAATAACTTCTGCTCTTTGATCGCTCGTCATCGAAAGGTATAATGAGTGTAAGGCTATCGCTTGCTCCGAACCCAATGCAAGTAATGCGTGATCCAACCGTTTCAATGTCGACAGAAAGAAGATCACATCCGATGATGAAGTCATTGATGAAGCTTTCTATATCGCTAAGGGTGGGTTCAATCCAGATTTCGCACTTGGGTCGACGGATATCTGGGTACGCCGCTTCGCGTTTGGCTTTGATCAAGTCGACGATGGTGGTGGGGCGGTTTTCCCACTGACGGAACAAGCTTGCTGGATGATATGTAGGGAGAAGTTTATAACCACTAACGCAATGAGTACTTCGGATAGTTGTCCCACGGAGCTTCCCGACACCAGTGCGACCAGCCAAAGCCCAGAGAGCAGTATTGCCCAAACAGATAATGAGATTTGGGTCACGGTCAAGAATTTCCTCAGCGAGTCGATCCAACTCGGGCTCAAACTCTCGGCGGACGTACTTGCTGGAGAGCAAAGCTGGATAGGACTCGATCCCACCAGCACGATCTCCACAGAACCATTCGAGCCGGTTAGCGGGTGGATGTATTTGAAATACATTGGTCCGGTAAACTTCTGGATGGGCTTTCCAAATGCTATCGATTGAACGAGGGTCCCCTCGGCGATAATAATCTCCGATGAATCCTTTATCGTTACCTGAGAGGTGAATAATTCCTGCTTCATTTAGCAATCTCAATAGTTCGACGCCAGAGGGGCCAACGAACGAGGAGCCAATTCGGTGCTCCTCAGCACCACGGGCCTCGCCGACGATGACGATGGGAGGGGTCATGTACAAAGCTTCTCAGCCAGCCGTGCATAGCCCACAACATCTTCCCAATGTTGCTTCTCAAGGGCCTTGCCACTGAGGATGCGGGAGAATTTGAGCGCGATCATGTCCATCGACTCGCGTTCAGTATCGGTCAACATCTCCCAACCTAACTCAGCGCGGAAAGTACGCTTAAGCGCTTGCGAGATCCTCGCGTTGTCGCCAAAGTCGCCGTGGGTTTTGCCGCGCTCGGTGAGGATGTCGGACGGGGGCAGTTCGGCTTCGGCAGCGGCGAGGATTTCCTTAAAGGGTCTGTGCAGCGCGGACGGGGTCCCTTGTTCCATTTGTATTTCCTTCCATAGCCAGCTTGGTTGAGGATACGGTAGATGACTGCGTCATTGCGAAGCAGGGCCTTAGCGATTTCGCCCACAGGCATATGCTCGCGGTAGGCTAAGACGGCTAAGGCCCTGTCGAGGGGTGGTACGCGATGGGGTCGGCCTTTCATGCAGGGGCTCCAAAAAGGTACCCGGAGCATTTGCGCCCCGGGTCGAGGTTGGGAGGAAGGCTATTCGGCTCGCATCGTCCGTTTCACCTCAGCGAATATCTGCGTGCCGTCCTCGCTAGCGCGGTGGCCAACTTGAATGCGTACGCTCGCGTTGGGGGTCTCGTCGAGTGCGGCGCGAATGGTCTTCTCGGTCAGGTCGACACCCATGTTCTCCAGCGCGTCGGTCAGGCGGAAGAGGCTGTCGGGTGTGGTGTAGTAGGTGTCCTTAATGGACTTAGTGCCGATGGCACCGATGTCGCCATCCTTGTCCGTGAGGAGCTCCTTCAGTTCGTCCTCGTCCACGTCCTCACCAGCAGCTTGAAGGGCATAGGTGAAGCGCACGAACGGGGTTTTCTTCTGTGAGGACTGTCCGTGTTCCGGCATGCCCTTGACGATGCAGTCGTAGGTCCCAGCCGGTAGGGG